AGACCTGCAAGCAATCCACCTATTACAGCCATGATCGAATACTTATGTTCTTCGGTCCATGGTGTTTTGACGGGTGAAGCGTATTCATACCAGTGTGTATCGGTATCTTCTATTGGGGGATTTGCTGCGGCATCTGCTGCGTTGTGCGCTTTAACGTGGTCTAGGACCTCGCCTTTCTTCCAGCGATTGACGAGCTTTGGTCCGCGGGTCGCGGTTGTTGGTACTTTAGTAGGTGCTGGGAACTCACCCAGTTTGACCTTTCGGTACACGGTTGGTTTAGATACGCCTGCTACCTCGCAGACTTCATCTATGGTTAGTAGTGCTTTCATGGTTTTCCTCTCTTAATTTTTTGCGTCGTTGAAACTCTCGTTCTTTGTCTTGAACAATCAAATACGCACCCCGGAACATAAACCCCAAAAATGCTCCGAAGAGCATAAATGAGAGGGCTTCTAGGGTTAGCCCTGTAAAATCCGTTGCCACGCTTTTTCGATCTCTAGTGATCTTTGCAAACGTTCTTTGGGTTTTAATCTTTCATCGCATTCGGCTTTATCTAGCGACTCGTTCACCACCTTATTGATGGTTGATACGGCCCAAGACCATTCGATGTCGCTTACTCGCTTTTCGGCTTCCACGTGTCTACCTCCACATACCAGTTACCCGGTTTATTTTTACTGTCTAAAACTTGCGCGTTTACCCACTCATCGGTTTGTTCCGTGAGCCATGAAAGGAGTTCTGCGCGGTTTATGTTGATGTTTGCTTTCACAAAATCGGGTGCATTGTCGCGTGGCTTTTGTATTCTTAGCCCGTTTACAAAAATTTTATCTGCCATTTACTACTCCTAAAAAAGAATGACCCCAGCCGGGGGCAACCGTACTGGGGTCAGGGTCAACTACGGAGAACATGATTCACATGCTCAGACACAGTATAGGTCCAATGTATGGGATAAGCAACACTTAATCGCATATCCTTGGCATCCTATTTTTGCAGTCTTCCAACGCTTCTATGGCTGATTGTCTAAACTCACCGCGATAAACCTCTTTACCGTGTTCATCCTTGATGATGGGTAGATAGCCAAAACCTTGATTGTCCCGCGTTACGGGTAAGAAACCTTCACCACCAACTACTCTGACGATGAGGTCGTAATTCATCGTTGTTGGTCGTCTTGTTCGACGGCTGCGCTTTGTTTAGCAGCTTCTTTGTACCACTCAAAGACTAGCCGTAGCTGTCCGCCGATGGTTCGGCCTTCTGCTTTCGACAGTTCTTTTATCTCTTCATACACCTCGCGTGGTACGAGAATGCTTTTCCAACGTGTTGTATCCATTAAAACTCTCCGATGCCCCCGGAATATATATCTACGATAATATAGGAACATATATAACAATGCAAGAAAAACCCCGCAAGTGCAGGGTTTCAAGGTTATTTTGCTTCACCCCACGATGGTCCTATCTCCACATCACACTTTGAAGGCACTTCAAGCGGGACAGCCTCCACCATAACTTTGGCCACGGCGTTTGCTTCATCGACATTTTTAACGGACATTGCAATCTCATCGTGTATCTGGAGCATGGGCAGAATGCCTTGCTTGTATAGATCGACCATCGCTTTTTTCGTCATATCCGCAGCAGATGCTTGGATTAAACGATTGAGCGCCTTGTAGGTGTAAGCCCGCTTTAATCGGGTCGTGGGCCCATATTCGTCAACCGCTTCCCGGTAAGGCATAGCTTTGTTCATGGCAAACGTATCGGGTTCCCATAGATCGAACCGGCACTTACGTCCCAGCAGCGAGGTCAGTGATCCGCCCGACGATTTCTCGTTCAGTCGATTCATGACGCCAGTCATCAAACCTTTAACAAACGGAACGCGGTCGTGGTATTGCTTCGTCAGCTTTTTAGCTTCCTCCACCGACACGTCCAGTTGTTCGGACAATTTGTTTACACCCATCCCATACATCATGCCGAGGTTGATAGTCTTGGCCTGCTTCCGTGGGATGTTAGCCATCTCCGCGACCATTGTATGGAAGTCCGTAGCTGGATCATTGTTGTATGCTTTTACAAAATCGGCTGCACCTTCTAGCGGAACGCCTCGCGTTTTACCGTATACATGCGCATAATGTACCAAGATGCGCGGTTCTTGTTGCGAGAAGTCAATAGCCGCCCACTGCTCACCTTCTTCTGGAAGAAATAACGAACGAATCATTGGCCCCAACTCTGGATCGCGGGCCGGGATTTGCTGCAAATTAGGATTGGACATGGAGATGCGGCCTGATACGGTTCCTCCATCGTCAGAACGGATTTGATTTATATGGGAGTGTATTCGACCATCAGCGTGGCAGTGTTTCATGATTGTATTGATGAAAGTGCCGGATGTCTTATTAAGGTTCCTAGCTTGGGTCACGAGTTGCGCGAGTGGATGCTCATGCTCTTGGAGGAAGAGTTTAGTGAAACTAGGTGCGCCCTTCTCAGTACGTGGGTAGTGGACTCCGACTTTATCGAACGCTTTAGCGAGAGATTGAGCAGCCCAGATTTCAACATTACTGCCGCTGATGCGCTTGATCTCCTTGAGGACATCCCGTTCCCGCTTGAGCAGGCTATCCCGCGTTCGCTCGACCTTCTCCGTATCAACCCTTACTCCTCGCATCGTCATGTCAACAAGACATGGGAGGAGGTCAAGTTCGAGATTAGCGATAGACCACAAGCTTTCTTTGCCAAGTTGAACGGAGAAGTAATTCCAGAGTTCGAGGGTAAGTTCAGCGTCACCCTCCGCATACGGTCCAACGTACATGGCGGGCATCTTCCACATTTCTGCTTTCGGATCGACTCCGAATTGCCGCGCCGCCTCCACTAAACCTTTTTCTGATTTAACTTTACCTAAGTGATCGTAGGCCAAAGCGTTGAGGCTGTAGCTAAATCTGTTTTCATCCAGTAATGACGCTATGACCATCGTGTCGATGATCCGGCCATTCACCTGAAAGCCCATCTTCTTAATCCAGCCCAAGTCATACTGTGCGTTGTGCATGATCTTATCGGCAGGACATTCAAAGACTTTCTTCAGCCATTTGTTAACTTGCTTTTCATCTAAGTTACCGCCGCCGAAATGACGGATAGGTATGTAACCTGACCAATCATCAACTGCAATGGCGTAACCCACCACCTCACCATCACCTGTAGGCCAACCGGGGCCGTGCTTCTTCAGGTTTGGATCGCGTGTTTCCACGTCGATAGCTATCTTTTTTGCAGACGTTAAGTCTGGTAGTTCGATGGGTGGTATCCACTCACTTTTTGGAGCGAACATTGCCATTTGTAATTTTGCCATTAGGTGTTTCCTTATGTGTGAACTCTGCCCCAAGGGCCGTGTATCCTGCTTTATCTAACCACGAATCAGTGTGGTCAATCGTTTCTATTAGGCGACTGGTCTTTACCCAGTCCATCATCAAAGCCACGTGGGCCGCGGTCAGATAACCGTGCGAAACCATTGCGCCTTTTATTATTTCGTTCCAACCAACGGCAATCCTGTTGTGGTTGTGATAAGCATCGCCATAATCCTTTGCGCGTTGCCCATTAATAAGCTTTTCCGCTTCACGCAGAACGTCTTCTCGTTTCATTTTTAATGTACCGTTTGATTGAGGGGACCGAACACGCACCATTCGTTAAGTTCTTTGTCCCAAGTGAGAGTGAGACCGGGCATGTCTTCATCCTTAATATTAGGATTATCCCAGTCACGAAGTGTTGGGTCTTGAATAGCCCCGTACTCCTCTTTGATGGCCTCAAGCATTTCTTGATATTTGGTTAGTGTTATTTTTTTCATAGGTCATAGCTCCGTGAAACATCTTCAGCATCTACTATATATAAGTTCTGCTTTGCTCGGGTTACGCCCACGTAAAAAACGCGATGTGTATCATCCGGGTTCTGTTGAAATTGTGTATCGGCTGCTGGACTAAGGTCCGTGAACAGTACAACGTTGTCCGCTTCACCACCTTTTGATCCGTGGATCGTGGACGCTGTGATACGAGGAATGCCATTAAACTTCTCGCCTCTTCGCAGCAGTGCCGTGACATACGCTCGGTCAGTATCAGGCAGCTTGTCCATAGCTTCGGACCAGATCATATGCTTTTCAGCAAGCAGGCCATGGTTAGCGACTAATGTTTCAAACGTTACG